GGCTATGTGTTCGATCATTTGCAGGATCTTGGTCAGCGTTTGCGTGATATTTTCGGGTTGAATGAGATTATTCAGGGTGATGTGCCTCCGAATGTTGAGGCTGGTGTGGCGATTGATCTTCTGCAGGAGGCCGCGGTGGATCGTTTGGCTCCGCAGATTCTGCTTATGGAGAAGAGTATTGAGCGGGCTGGTAATCAGATGCTTCAGTTGGCTCAGAAGTATTATAATGAGCCTCGTATGCTGATTCTTAATGGTTCTGGTTCTAAGCCGAAGGTGGAGCGTTTCCAGGGCGCGGATATGATTGCTGGTGTGCAGGTGAAGGTTGAGGCTGGTTCTGGTCTTCCTCGTACTCGTGCTGGTCGTCAGGCTCGTGTGATGCAGATGTTGCAGATGGGTATTCTGAGTCCTGCGAAGGCGTATAAGTATCTTGATATGGCTGATTTTAAGACGCTTCAGATGGAGTTTGAGGCTGATGAGGAGCAGGCCCTTCGGGAGCATGATAAGTTGATTGATGGTGGGATTATTAATGAGCCTGCCGCTCAGCAGGCGGAGATGCAGATTATGGAGATGATGCTTAATCCGCAGATGGATCCGAATACTGGTGAGCCGGTGCCGTTTGATCCTTCGATGCTTGAGGGCTTGTCTGAGGCTGGTTTGCAGCCGTTGCCGTTTGAGAATAAGGCTGTGCATTTGAATGTTCATTCTGCGTATATGAAGAGTGCGGAGTTCGAGTCGATGCCTATGGAGGCTCGTGCGCGGTTTTATAAGCATTACGAGTTGACGATGATGGCGCAGCAGGAGGAGGCTGGTCCTGAGGGTCAGGCGCCGCGTGTGTCGCTGCAACTTCGTGGTACAGTTGGTCCGACGGCTGGTTCTAAGATTATTAATTCGACTGGGATTAAGAGTGTTACTCCTGAGGAGTTGTTGGAGCCGCCGCTTGAGACGGTTGTTATTGATAATCTTGATAAGCCGAATGCTGAGGGCGAGCAGGGTCAGCAGGATCAGCAGGGTATTGCTGCGATGCGGGATATGCAGGAGAGTGAGATGAAGTTCCAGCAGAAGATGCGTCAGCAGATGGAGGAGGAGGCCGCGAGGATTAATGTCTAGTCGTGTTGAGTGGACGGATGAGGATCGTGCGGCTGCGTACGTGATTTGGATTGCGAATGAGAAGAATACTCGTCGCACTTCTCGGGATACGGGCGTTCCGCATGGTACGCTGCGTCATTGGGTTCGTGATTGGAATGAGACTGGTCCTCCTGAGAATGTGATGGATCATGTGGACGCGAAGGCTTACGAGTTTGTGTCTCATGCTAATCGTGTTCGTGAGAGTGCGATGAATAAGTTGGAAGAGTTGATTCCTCAGGCTGAGGTGAAGCAGTTGTCAGCAATTGCTACGGTGGTTGGGATTATGGATGATAAGATTCGTCTTGCGTCTGGTCTGGCTACGAAGCGAACTGAGACTGTTCATACTTTGCCTTCGAGGGAGGAGTTGGCGGAACTGATGAGTGGTTTCGCTGAGGGCCTTGTTTTGGCCGCGCAGGATCGCTCGGCGGAGATTATTGATGCCGAGGTTGAAGAGCAACCAGAATACGCTGGACTCTTAAACGAAAGGATTGGTTAGATGAGTGAGGTTGATTTGCAGGCCGCTGAGGCGGCTTTGTCGGCGGAACTTCCTGATGAGGATGTTGGGACGGTTGCTGTCGAGGATCATTCGGGAGTTGAGGATAATCCGGTAGAGCCGGAATCCTTTACGGGGTTTGATCCGAATACACTTCCTGAGGATATGCAACAGGTGTATAAGTCTATGCAGGCTGATTACACTCGTAAGACTCAGGAGATTGCGGATGTTCGTCGTCAGTACGAGGCGTTATCCGAAGTTGGTGTTGATCCGGATGAGGCTACTGGTATTCTCAATCTGTGGAAGGCTATGGATTCGGACCCTCAGGTTGCTGCTGAGTTTGCGTCCGCTATTCAGAATCGTCTGCAGGAAGTTGGGTATGCTAATCAGACGCCTGAGGTTCCGGTTGAGGCGCCTGTTGTTGATAATTCTAGTTACGAGGGGCTTCCGCCTGCTCTTGCTAAGGAACTTGAGGAGATGCGGTCTTTTAGGCAGCAGATGCTTGAGTCGCAGCAGCAGCAGGAGATTCTTGGTCAGTTGGAGGCGGCTGAGCAGACTATTCGTACTACTAATCCTCATTATTCTGATGATGATATTGGTGCGATTTATGATCTGGCTCATGCTACTGATGGTGATCTTATGGCGGCTCAGGAGCGGTATCATGCTATTCAGCAGCGTATGCTTGGCTCTTATTTGGAGTCTAAGCAGGTGCCGCATGGCGCGACTCCGGCTCCTGGCGGGCCGTCTAGTGTTCCTGGTAGGTCTTTCGAGTCTCTTGATGATGCTCATAAGGCTGCGATGGAGGCTATTCGTAACATTTCCTAATTGGAGGTGTATTAATGGCTGCTAGTCTTAATACGCTTAGCGAGATTCTCAAGGAGTATTACCTTGGGCCTGTCGCTGAGCAGTTAAACAATGAGGTTCTTCTGCTGTCTCGTCTTGAGACGAAGTCGGAGGACCTGGTAGGTAAGCGGGCTTATGTTCCGCTTCATTATGGTCGTTCTACGGGTATCGGTGCGCGTGGCGAGGCTCAGGCTCTTCCGGCTGCTGGTTCGCAGGCGTACGATAAGGCCGTGTACGATCTGAAGTACCTGTATGGTCGTGTTGAGGTTACGGGTCCGTCGATGGCGAAGACTAAGAATGAGGCTGGGGCGTTCCTTCAGGCTCTGAAGTCGGAACTTGACGGTATTCGGAATGACCTTAAGAAGGATCTGGCTCGTCAGATTTATGGTGATGGTACTGGTACTATCGCTACTGCCGTGACTGGGGGTACTCACTCGACGACCGCTATCGAGGTTGGCGCTGAGCCGCTTCGTAAGGGTCAGATTTATCCCGGCATGAAGGTTAATGTGTATGATGATAACGTTTCGGCGGATCATACCCATGCTGGTGGTGCCGTTTTCACGGTCGCTTCGGTGAACGTGACGACGGGTACGGTTACGGTGACGGAGACCTCTACGGCCGCTTTTGACGACGATGATACGATTCGTCGCGCTGGCGTGCAGACGGTTACTCCGGCTGTTGGTAACACGTACTCCCTGTCGGACGAGATTGACGGTCTTCGTCGTATCGTTCCGGATGCTGCTGCGAATACGTTTGGTGGCATTAATGCTGCTACGTCGCAGTGGTGGGATAATGTTCGCGTTGAGGCTACGGGCGGAGTCCTTACCCTTGACGTGATTCAGCAGGCTCTGAACCTGGCTCGGATCAATGGTGGTATGCCGACTTCGGTTATCACTTCGCTTGGTCTGCAGCGCGAGTTCTACGACCTGCTGAATGAGGACGTGCGTTATGTTGATCCTGCGTCGCTGAATTATGCGGCCGGTTTCAAGACGCTGTCTTATAACGGGATGCCGCTTATTGCGGATATTGATGCTCCGTACGGGCTGATGTACATTCTGGACGAGTCCACGATGAAGGTGTTCTCGGATCAGGATTGGCACTTCCTGGATGCGGATGGTCAGACTCTGCGTCAGCGGGCGGATTATGATGCCTTCGAGGCTATTATGACCCGTTACCTGAACCTGGGCGCCACTCGGCGTAACAACCAGGTCGTTATCAAGGGTGACGCGGCTGCTGCGGTGGCTGGTTTCCTTGAGGTGGACGGCGGCGCGGACGCTGGATTCTAATCGGGGTGGGGAGGGGCTTCGGCCCCTCCCTGTTCTTTACTTGGAGGAGTGTTATGCCTAAAAAGTTGGATGAGATTTATTCGGCTCTTAAGCGGGATAATCCTTCCTGGTCTGAGCAGAAGTTATGGTCGATTGCTCGTGCTACTTTTAATAAGATGAAGGGGTGATCGTGTGAGTATGTTTGCTCATTTGAAGTATCGTTATCGTTATTTTAAGAGGCGTCGGGGTCAGGGATGAGTACTCCCGCGTGGCAGCGTAAGGAAGGTAAGGATCCTGATGGCGGTTTGAACGCTAAGGGTCGTGCCTCGTATAAGGCCGAGACTGGTGGGACGCTTAAGCGCCCTGTGTCCGCTTCGGAGGCTTCTAGGAGCCCTAAGGCCGCTGCGCGTCGTAAGTCGTTCTGTGCTCGTATGCTGGGCCATAAGAGGCGTAATACGAGCGCTAAGACGGCTAAGGATCCTAATAGTCGTATTAATAAGGCTTTGAGAAAGTGGGATTGTTAATGGGTGTTTATATTCCTGGCAGGGGTGAGATGACGTGGGACCAGATCCGTGTTGATTCCGCGGTCAAGGAGTATGATGAGCGCTTGTTTTTCGGGCTAAATAAGGAGACGGGCGATTATTGTGTGTTTATTGAGATGCCTCGTCCTCGTGATCCTTTCCCGGTGATGGGTTTTGGTCGTGAGGTTCCTGCGGTTGATGAGGTTATGATGCGGCTTCGTGAGGGTGATACGCTGCGTAATGGTAATAGAATCTATGATGAGGTGATCCGTTCGCAGGAAGAGTATCGTAAGAATGCGCGGCGTGTTGGTGATGAGGCTGCTGAGGAGTCTGCGGAGGTTGTGGAGCATTTTATGCGTAGGCATGGTAAGAGTCCTGTTATTAAGGAGTTTATTTCTTCTGATATTCCGAAGGGGGGTGACGCGGGTGACTCTTGATGAGATGTTTGATGAGATGGATTTATATGGTTTTGAGGATTTTGAGGATTCTCAGAAACTGTCGCTTATTAATGAGGCGTATTTGGATCTGGTCACTCGTGAGCCTTGGCCTTTTATGGAGCGTGCACAAGCGTTCACGGTTCCTTCTGGCACGAGCCAGTTGACGAGCGATGGTGTTTTTGGCCTGGTTAATGCGACGAATACGCATACCCTCTCGTATTCGACTGGTCAGGTGCAGAATAATGTTGTTTCGGAGTATCGTGTGGGTAGTGTGTTGAGTTTCACGGATCTTACGAATAGTATTGTTCTGGTTCCTGAGCGTGGCGATGTGATTGAGAAGAATTATAAGACGCTTAATGCGACGTATAATCCGACTCGGTATTATTTTATTGGTGACGAGTTGTTTGTGTTTCCAGAGTTTCCTGGTGATACGAGTGTGCGCTTGTATTATACTCAAACGCCGGTTGGTACGACGGTTGCAGAGGATACGGGTGTGTTTCTTGTCCCTGCGCGTCATCATAGTTTAATTGTGTATGGTGCGCTTATTAAGGCGTTTCTTGTGAATGATGATCCTCAGGCAGCGTTGTTTCAGAATATGTACGAGTCTCG